CCTTTACGCTGACCATCAGGCCGTGCAGCTCGTGGTCTTCAGGCCAGCGGAGGGTGTAAATCTTCGCCTGCTTCTTGAACCCCATCGGGTTAGCTCCAAGTGGGTACGGCACCGTTGGCGAGGACACCAGGCGCGGACCAGGTCAGCTCGCCGGTCTGCGCGCGGGTGAGCTGGTAGTCGGTGAACAGCACCGCCGTGGACTGGTTCAGGTTCTTGGCGTTGGTGGTGATGTTCACGCTGCGGTTCACCGAAGTGGACGGCACCGTGGAAAACACCGCGTGCGAAAGGTTCGCCGCCGGGTTGAACACACCGTTCAGGGTGATGCTGAAGTCGGCCAGCAGGACCAGCCGCTCAATCGCGGACTTGTCGATGCCGGTGACATCCTGAACGCCACGCGGGGTGGAGAAGTTCAGGTTCGTGATGTCGTTGCGGATGTCCCGCGCAGTGCCAGACGAGTCGTCCACCTGAAGAGTGGTCCACGCCAGGCCAGTGCTCTTCGCCATTACCCTTGCTCCAATCTGTCCGCCAGCTTCTGCTGGTGGTTTGCGAACGAGTCAACCCACGTGTCGGCGTTGTGCTCGTACCTGTCACCGCGCGGGTTGCCGCGCCAATCACCGCCCCGTTCAATGAACCGTTCCCGGCCTTCCCAGGGCAGGCTGTGCCGGGCGAAACACGACTGCCCTGCGTCGAATACCAGCCACGTCTCACCGTCGGCCACACGCAGCTCCTGGAACCGCCTGCCGCTATTACGCGCGGAGTGCAGAAGTTCCGGTGACAGTTCCTCAACACGGATACGCCAGCCGCTACGGAACTGCTCACAGTCCACTTCTTCGCACGTCGCCGGACGGCCCGGGGAAATCAGCGAATACGTCTTGTACGCCGCCGCGGGCATCTGCGGGTCCAGCCGGAACAGTGTGTCCACCTAGAACACCACCCCAGCAATCGGGTTGACGTTGATCATCACCGCGAACACGGCGTTGCTGAACGTGCCGGTCGTAACCACCTTCAGGAACTCGTTGATCGTCGTGTTGTTCGCCACCGACAACCGCACCGCCTGCGGCGCGGACGTAAGCGCCGACGTGGTCAGGCCCGTGGTCGTGTACGAACCACCCGACGTGGTCGCCGACTGAATGTCGATGGTGACGCTCGTACCGGAGAACGCGAACAACTGCACGTACGCCTGCGCACCGAAGTTGAACCCGGCGGTGTTGTCGAAGAACGAACCAACCGTCGCACCGGAATCGGTGCGCTTCCCAGCGGTGAGCTGCGTCCCCCATTCCAGGCCGAACCCGTTCGCCTGCAAATCCACCGACCCAAGCAGGGAACCGTCCTGCCCACGGGTCCAGTCGTAGTTGATCTGCTTCGACACCAGCGACGCAGCCGCGTTCCCCACCGTGGCCCCCCGGAAGTAGGAAGCGACCACATCCGTGGTGGGCAGCGCCGACAGGGACGGGTGCGCACCAGTGGCGTCGAAGTACACGCCGAAGCTCATCCCGCCGTCACGTTCCAGGCCCAGCCGTGCGACACCGGACTGGGTGATGTCGGTGACGTCCTGCTGCGTGGCGGTGCCGCCGTGGATGGACGACAGGGACGCCGTGTCCCCGGAAATGTCCACCCCAGTCAGGTAGAAGTTATCGCCGAGGCCAGATTGCTTGCTCATCTATGCCGCCTGAGTCCTGTGTCGTTCGTGAGTTCTGATCGCATGGCAGTTGGCGCACACCAGGTCACACTTGGCGATCTCAGCTAGATACCGCTCCCAGGCCAGAGTGGTCGTCTGGCCTATGGTGAACTCCTTCTGGCTACTGTCACGGTGATCCCACTGCATGACATAAGGCGGGAAAGTGCCGCCACAGTCAGTACAGGGACCGTTCTTCAGGGCGTCGAACTTTGCCCGGCGCTCCGCGTACCAGCGGGCACCATGACGCCTGGTGCCTTCCCGGCGCAGTTCCCTGGCGCGCTCGGGATTCGCGGCACGCCACCGCCGCATGTACTCCCGCTGGTACTCAGTCGAGTTAGGCACTTTGCGTCCACATGTTGTCGATGATCACGGGAATGGTGATGTCCATGACCCGGTACAGCCGGTCCTGAAGCTGCACGTAACCAGCCTGGAAGGACAGCGGAGTGCCCTGGTCGCCGAGGAGATCCACTTCGATGGCGTTACCGCCCAGGGTGAAATGACCGGAGTATTCGCCTACCAGAATCGACACCGCCGACAGGACGTTCGGGTCGATGCCGTCTTCGGGCTTCTGAATGAAGTTCGCACCCACCCGGGCGGTGACCTCGATCCGCCCAGACGTCGCAGTCAGTCCTGAGACACGCGGTGAAGGGCCGCCCCGCTGCACCCACATCGCGCACCACAACCCGTTCCCGGGGGCGTTCTTCGGCTCGTGGGTCGCGACCTTGAAGTCGAACAGGCCCAGACTCGCGGCGTGGCTGGTGAGCTGGTCGAACATGGTGTTCACCGCGGCAGTGTTGAAAGTCATCCACTGCCTCCCAGCCGGTTCGCCAGGTCAGGCAGCTTCGCCTCGGCGATCTTCGGCGCGTCGTCCTGCAACCGCTGCGCGGTCTTCCGCCACAACCGGTATCCCTTGAACCGGGTTGAACGGTTCCGCTCGGACGTGCCTTCCAGCCACGGCCCGTACACCACCGGGTCGTGGATACGGACATCGTTGAACGGCATCAAAGTGGAAGTGACGATCTGCGACTGGTAATGCCCAGTGGCGCGGCCGGTCTTGTCCATCACAAACCCGCGCAGGTTGTTCACACCGGCCTGGGCGATGTCCTGCTTCACGTCATCCATCCACACCCGGATGACCTCCGGGGCGGTGCCGTTCAGCAGTGGCCCGGCTTCGGTGACATTCACAGTGACCCTGAAATCACCCATTCAGATCACCCGCTGCCGGGACTTGCGCCCATGAGCCCGCCACGCACGCTTGCGGATGTCCGCCAGGCCAGCACCGGAAATTGGTTGCAACGCCGGTCCTTCGCCGATGGTCCGGGCGTAACCAGCGCCTTCCTGCGTGACGTTGTTCAAAGATTCGGCGACAGCCAGTTCGGTGATGAGCTTCGGCGGCTTGTACTTGCTGACCGCTGTGGTGTTGGTGTGCGTAGCGGCGGTGGTGCCGAGGGCGCCCCTCATGACGGTGAGCAGCCGCAGCGCGCTGATCGTGGCACCAGCGGTGTGGGTGGCGAGCACCGACCCGTCGCGGGCACGGTCCACGATGTAGCTGCTGCCGGAGGTGTCCACGACCACCATGCGTTCGGCGTCGATCAGGATGGTTTCACCGACGTGCAGGGTGCCAGCGCCACCAACCGCGAGAGTGTTGTCGGAGTTGAACGCGGTCGTCACCCCGGTGCCGGACAAGGTCAGCGTCCCCGCCTGAGTCATGGCACGGTCGGTGACCAGCATCCGCTCGGAGTCGATGAGGATGGTGTGGCCGACGTCCACCAGCGACGAATCCGTCACCGTCGCCGACGTGCCCACAGTGTCGGACATGTTCGCGGCCAGGGCACCAGCAGTTTCGGTGAGAGCCGAGTACCCGAACGTGCCAGTGATCACAATGGCCCGCTGCGGGGTGGACGCCAGGCCAAACGACGCCGACGAAGACCGGTCGATTTCCAGCCACATGTACGGCGGGGCGAGGTTGATGGGCTCGGAGAAAATGTTGCTGGTGATGTTCGTCCCACCGGAAGTCACCGACGTCGGCGGCAAAGCCAGTTCGTCAGCGTCGAGGTACAGCTTCCACGGGTAGGTCCGCTGGTAGTTCGGCCAGTCCTTGTACCGGGTGTCGTCCATTGGGAAGAACCGGCGGTGCATAAGACCGTCGATGTCACGGGCGGCAGCTTCCATCGCACGGTCGATCTGCGTGTCGTTACGTGCGGTCTGCTGCACGTCCAGGGCGGACTTAACGTCCGTCCGCGTGCAGTAACACGGAGTGGAAATTGCCATTCCCGTTCCTTCGAGGTCGCTTTCTGCCTCAGCCGCATCGCGGCAGGTGGGGTATCAAGTTGTGTCCTGGGGCCGCACGGGCTGACGGCGGTGCGGCCCCAGGCGTTTTACTGGGAGAACACCCCCGGGGCGATCCAATCCCTCGGGTACTGCCACCCGTCGAACTTGCAGAACAGCTCCCCGTGGGGGCCGATGTCGAGCGGCGTCCCATCGTTGGGGCAGGCGACCGGCGGGGTGGACAGGTAATACGCCTGCACCTGCCGGTTCGCCTCAGCCAAATCGAGGAGCTGGTAGAAGGACATGTCAGGCGACCGGAGTGACCCGCGCACCAGCGTCCAGCGCCGAGTACAAAATGTCGTACTTCGCCGCACCCGTGGCGGCGGTGCCGCCGTAGGTGACGCTGACCGTTCCAGGCGGGACCACCGCAAGCTGCGTGCTCGGCAGCACCAGGTAACCGGACTTCACAAGCTGCACCTGGTTGGACGTCCCGGGACCGGCGCTGGCCAGCCCGTACAGGGAACCGATTTCCGCACCGGTCAAGTCCGTGGTGGACCCGGACAGGTCCGTCGCCGTCCCCGTCGCCGGGGCGGACGTGAACTTCACCGTGGTGGCGGTGGCCTGCACCGCCGTGGTGATCTGGGCCACCAGGCCGCGCAGGAGGATACGCCCACCGGTCACCACGAAAATGTTCGTCGTGGCCAGCGGGTTGTTCCCCGATGCGGTTTCAGCGCGGGACGTCTGCCAGCCAGCCGCAGCGTTCCGTTCCTGAACGTTGTCGGTGTTGCTCCTCGGAGAGTTAACAGGCATTTGTCAGGCCCTCACATCCGGGAAGTTCGGCGGGTAACGCTTCGACTGGAGACCGTGCAGCACATACACAAACGACCCAGCAGAGTGGGAGGCGTCCACGTACGTGAACCCGGAAGCCAGCAAAACCGCCGGAATGTACACCGACAGCAACCCGCCCGTAGCCGCAGTCACCTGCGAACCGGAACCGGTCGCCGCAGTCCACACGCCGTTGTTCTGCGTGAAGTACTGAAGCGCGACACCGGACCCGCCGCCACCGACAAGCTGCTCGGTGCCGCCGCTAGCCGCGTTGCATTCGTTGATGGTCGCCGCACCCGACGTCGCGCCGATCAGAAAGATCGTGACGCCGGTTGCGTTCTTCAGGTTCACGCGAACCTTGCTGGTCGTGGCCGAGGTGGCTGCGTTGAACAGGTCACCTAGGCCCTGCCTTGCCGACATGGCGTTTCCTTCCTGCCGGATCTGACCCCGGCATGGTTATTGATCAGGTACGGGTACCGGACAGTTCCACGAATGCGGACAGCGTGTTGCCGCCGTTCTTCGGGGTGATCGCCGACTGAAGCCACGGCCGGCCGTCCACACGCTCAACCACCCGGTAGGCGGTCTTGTCGGTGGAGAACAGGAAGTGCGGCGAAGCGCTGACTTCCATGGCCTGCCGGTCACCGACCAGGTAGAACGACGGGTCGATGAGCATGATGTCGCCGGCGGTGCCGAGGGTCGGGTGCTTCTCCGTGAAGTACACCGGCCGGCCGTAAATGCTGACCGGGGGTGCGTTGACGATGCCGGGGACGCCGGGGGCGTTCGCGGTGAACCACACCGGGTTGGAGTTGCCCACCGCACCCGACACGGCCATCGTGGCGAGCTGCGGGAACGTGTCAATCGACGCGACCCAGATGGCGCG